GTTTACCAAGTGCTACAGACAATCACGGAATGTTTGCACACGTACACGGCACAGGTAAAGCATACTATGCACACGCAGGAAATTGGGTAGAACTTGCTGATCAAGCAGATATTACTTCTGTAGCAGATATATCAGAATTGACAGATACAACAAATTTAATACCTGCTGCGCTAACTGACCTTGGAATTGCAGACGGTGACGCAACACAAATTTTAACTACAGACGGCGAAGGAAATTTTACATTTGAAGATGCTCCTGCAACAGGCTCAACACAAAATTTATTTGCTACGATAACAAGTGATGATGGATCAGCTACGGCTAACACAGTTACAGATACTCTTAATGTTTTAGGTGGCACAAATATAGCAACTGCTATTGCTACAGATACAGACAATTTAACAATTAATATGAGTGCATTTAGTATTGACTTTCTAAGCGATGTTGATACAACTAGTTCTGCTCCTGCTACAGGCAACGTGCTTAAATGGAACGGTACAAATTGGGCACCAGGTGCTGATGCAACAACAGGCGGTGCAGGCACAGATGCAGACACATTAGACGGCTTTGATAGTGCATACTTTCTTAACTATAGTAATTTTAGTAATACTCCTAGTGTACTTACACTAGCAAGTTTAAGCGTCGGCAATGAACTTACAGCAAGTGGCGATGGAGCAATAAGTTATGATGATACTAGTGGTGTTTTCCGTTATACTCCACCTGACTTGAGTACATATCTAACTAGTGTAACATTTGATGATCTAACAACGACCCCAACTACGTTAGCAGGTTACGGAATTACCGATGCATTACCGTCTAGCACGTCTATACCAGCAGTATTAACTGACCTAAGTATCACTGACGGGACATCAGGACAAGTTTTAACAACAGATGGTAGTGGCGGATTTACATTTACAACAGTAAGTGGTGGAGGCGGTGGAGGCGGTATTGCGCTCACTGATCTAAGTGTTGGCACCCCCGGACTTCCAAGCAACACTGGCCAAATTGAATACAACAATACAACGGGTGTATTTACATACACTCCGCCCACCGTACCAGCAGCATTAACAGATTTAGGAATTATTGATGGTAATACGGGCGATGTTCTTACAACCAACGGAGGCGGAGGATTTACATTTAGTAGTTTTGCAGCACAATTTAGTAGTATAAGCGAAGTAACAACTGCTTCTACTGGTACAACTTTTAATTTTAGCCAAATCTATATGCCAGCAGCAAGAATGTTTAGACTTGATAACATATCTGCAAGTGCTTATACATTTGATGGCTACGCTGGTAATAATCCTACAATATATGTAATTTCAGGACATACATATGCATTTGATTTAGAAGAAATTAATGGACACCCATTCGAAATACAGGATAGTACAGGTGCAGCTTACAGTACCGGACTTGTACATGTTGCATCTGATGGAACAGTGAGTACTGGGACTAATGCACAAGGCAAAAGTTCAGGAACGTTATATTGGACCATAGATGAATCAGAAGGAAGCCCGCCTAATTTTAGATATCAATGTACTTCTCATTCAGGAATGGTAGGCGCAATAGTTATTAAAAGTATATCGCTTATTTAATTAGATAATAATTTTTGTAATTGTTTTCTTAATTCAACAATAGTTGTTACATTTTCTCGAACTAATCTAGGATCAAGTCTTAAGTAATTACCGTTAGTTGAATGTGAATTATCAACTAACTGTAGTTGAGTTTTTAGTTCCATAAATATTTTTCTTGCAACATCTTGTTTTCCAGGGTCTGTTAGCATATCTATTTTATTTTGAAAATCTCTAAATTCAGTTTTTAGTCTTTGTGATTGTGTAATTGAAACTATCATGTCGTTGCTTCTATATTTGTTGCAGGTATAATATTAAATGTATCATTAACAGTATCTTGATTACTAGTTTGCAACATAGTGCTGTTAGCATCAATTGCAATCAATGACGACGGTTTTAATCTTTCTACATAAAATGTAGTACCTTCAATTAGTTCTTGTTGATACACTTTTCCATCTTTAGTATCAATCCATCTAACCATAAATTTGCCACTATTAACAAACCATGTTTTATCTGTTTCTGCATGAAAATGAAATGGAAGTTGTGAACCTGAATTTCCAAAAACTAGTATTTTACCACTATGATTATCTTGGCTTGCCCAAGTAACTTCCATCCCCCAGTCTCGTTTAAAATCTTGTTCCATTTAGTACTCCAATAAGTCTATAACTTGAAACACTGTCTCAAGTTTAGCAAGATTTGTTTTATTTTGTAGAGTATTACGTAACCCTTGATGAAGAGGCTTTGGCCATTTTTTAAAACTAACCCATGCATACCCATTATGTTCGTTATTTAAAATTGGTATAAATTCATTTTTTATAATCATTACATATGTATGGAAATTAAATTTTGCATCATTAGACACAAATGTTTCTAAAGGTATTGTTTTAATAATATTATCAGGTAAAGAACCAATTTCTTCAGTAATTTCTCTTTTTAAACCTTCATACGGTGTTTCATTTTGTTCAGTACCGCCGCCAACAAGTCCCCACGTATCAGAAGTTTTGCCGTTGGCTCTATGTAAAAATAAAAATCGTTTAGTTTCTAGGGAATAGAATAAAGCACCAGTCCCAACTATCTTGCTGTTCATACTAGTAATTAGCCGTCTAGTTTAATTGTCCAGTCACCTTTGGCATATTCGCCATCTACGCTTAATAGCCATTGATCGCCGTCCCAGTAGTATTGTACACCAGTATTTAAATTAGTCGTATATACTTTTGCAATAGTTTCATCATTATAAGGTAAAAACTCTTTACTAGCATCGAATACAATATGCCAATTACTGCCATCATATTCGATAATATCGTTAGCACTTGCTACAAAATCACTATTGTCTGTGTTTTTCCAAGCATCAGCACCATCAGTATTAGTTGAACTTCCGATAGCTCCTAATATTAATAGTCTTACTCCTGCTACTTTAGCAGCAGTTGGATCATAACGCAACGGATCTATAATATAGTCTATGCTCGAATGTTGATTTGCATTACGTGCAGGGCCTTGAACAGTAGTATTACTTGGTAGTGTATCTTTGTCCCAATCAATTACTAGTTTAGTTTCATCTAAGCTATTTACAGTTATACGTCCTGCGACCATTCCGCTAATATCTGGCTTTCGTAAATAGATAATACTAAGCCCTGGTTGATAATTGCCCATTATTAGTTCAAAATAGTCAGGCCAAGTTGTACTGCTTGGTAATCCATTGTCAAGTAGTTGTATTTGTCCATTAAGAATTAGTACACGCTCTTGTAACGGATTGTTTACTACTGCTTTGTTGTTTCGTGTAATCTGTGATCTTGGAGTAAGCACTCCGTCACCGTCATTTGCAAAAGCTCCAGTATCTACTACTTTATCAGTATCGTCATCTGTTGTTCGAGGAGGAGTCATTCCGCCAATACTAAACAAGTTACCATAAAGCATGGATTCAAAATCTAAATATCCATCACCATCAAATATACTAGTAACAATATTTGTTACAACGCCTAAACGCTTAACTTTGGCCGGAGGACTAATATAAATCGGTGTGCTAAATGTCATTTGTCCAACGTCAATTTCACTATCAACTCCTACTGGAATTGAACGTGAGCTAAAGTTAACACTATCTAACATTACAGTCGTTAAACTGGTCCAGTCCAGATAATTGTCAGTTGTTTGTATATCTAAACTAGGATTAAACAGCATTAATATTTGCTCCATAATCTGTAATTTCATATCAGTGTTTGTTGACCAAATATCAACATTAATTGTTAGTTTGTAGGGTGTTGGCATTAAGCGTTCTACAGTAAACATACGCCCTTGCTCGTCAGTGTAATCTCCGTTTGCATCTTTACCCCGTTGTCTTACGTGCCGCTTGTTTACGTAGCTTGCATCGCTAGTACGGTCCCTATCTAGCTCTAGTCCTGTAATGTAAACTGCCATGCGAGGCGCACTAGGTATTTTGTTTTCTGAATTATCTCTAAGAATAGATCCTACTTGACGAGTTAAATCTCCGTATAGTACAGGTACTTGTTTTTCAGTACCATCTCCTGTTTGGTAACTAAAATTACTAAACAGTCGCATCATCTGTACAAGATACTTTCTTATTTGTCCGTCATAAAAATGTTCAGCCATTAGTTATCCGCCTGTGGTTTTAGTGCTTGTGAAAGTGCTTGTCTTTGTTGTGTTCTTTCATTATGTAATGTAATACTATATAGTCCTTCTTCGGTAATAGCAGTACTAGGTAATGTAATTTTTACTCTTGCAGTACCATTGTCATCATAACTAGTTAATAACCCAGTGTTATCAGCTGTTATATAGCTTGTACGTGCGAATCCGTCTGTATTTGATGTATACTCTACTTGTACATATTTTGCTGCTGTGTAAACAATTTCGGTATTAAGTTCAGTTTGCCCTACAGTTAATCTCATAAAGTCTTGAGCAATTGGAGTATTGTAAATAAATTCATTTACATCATTAATAAATGATCCACGTAGTGTTTGTGTAGTACCGTTATTCATTGGAGCTCTCTTAACATCATGTACTTTAAGCCAACGTCTGCCTGACCATCTAAACATGCGTTGTGGTAAAAAATCTGTACGTAAAAAATAATCGCCTTCAACACTATCTAAAGGAAAACTAATGCCGCTTGAAAAATTACTGCCATTTGGTGCAAATTCATCACCTATAAGTAAGCCTTTGTACCCATGTGCAAGAGGTGTAGCCTTATCTGTAATTGTGCTTCCGTCTGCATCAACTTGCTGAACTTTTTTCCTACCTGTTTTTTCGTCAACTGCAACTGTATAATAATTTTCGTCAACGTCATACCCACTTTTAGGTGTGTTAGTTTCTGCTTCTGCAACTACGGCATTATTAACATTCATTTCTGCTTCGAATGTCGATAATACATCACGCAGTGTACCATCTTCTGGATAGTCTTCGCTTGCTGGCAAGTCGAGTATATCTTTGTACTCTTGACTGTCTACTATTTGTTTTAATTTAAGTCTATATAAATGCGGATACCAAGTTGGCGAAAATCCTTCCGCCGCTCGGTTGATATCTTCAATAACATAAAAGCGTTTTAATGCTACGCTAAAGTCATTTAGTGCATACTCGTCTTTTAAGTGGGGAAGTTCTATAACATCACCGGGCATAAGTTTACGCCCAATTGCTTCTACTGAAGTTGTAATATGCACAGTCATAAACAATGTATCATTACTTAAAAATAATCCAAACTGGCTTAAATCAAAGTCAATGTCTTGTACATTGTAAATACCTCTAATACTGTATACATCAGGATCGTATTTTCTATCTCTGTTTTCTAAAAACAACATATCTTGGATCTGTGTATGATCCTTTTCTGTAGTTCCGTCATTAGTTCCAATATATTTGTGGACAAACAGGTCTGTTCCACCTATAGTGAACATTTCGTTAATTTGGCGGTCTAAGAATTTAAAGTCTGATCCGCGTTCTGGTTTATATAAACTTAATCTTGGCATATACATATTTATCGTTAAGATAGGACTTACGATAAATACTATGACGGAGATATATAGATGGCAATAGCACAAACACAAAAACAAGAAGTATTTGACTATGTAAACGCATTTTTAGGCGGAGGCATGGTCGATGTTGAACTCGATCCTATACACTACGAAACTGCATTGACCAAAGCATTTTCTAAATTTAGGCAGCGTTCGGACAATAGTGTAGAAGAAAGCTATTTGTTTATGCCTACAGTCAACGACCAAAACGAATATACATTACCAG